TACACGACGTTCTTTTGTAAAATTCCTTAAACTTTCCCTGGTCAAAATATCTACAGCTTCGTCCCTTGCTTTAGCAATATAATTTTCAAGCCTGATTTTAGAGCTCTCAGAAAGATTATCTGTTATAACAGAAGGAAGCTTATTAAAATAACCATCTACTCTGGACATTGTATTTATTTCCTCTTCACTGGCAAGCATACGATCAAAGACCTGCCGAACTTCATCAGTCAGCGGAGCAGCATTTTCATTACGCCTAATACTTTCATAAACACGCTTCATCCATTTCGCCATTTTTGCAAAAACATGGCGCAGAGCAAGAGACGGAGCCTTACCTTCCATTACATATGTTTCAAACCCCTCTGCCCATTTTTCATGAGCAGGCCGGCGTTCATCTATACTCATATTAAGCCATTGTTCATTAGTTATTCCGGCATAGTCCAGCAATGTTTCCCAGTCTTTTTGTCGCTGTTCGGTTGCTTTCCCGCTATTTACATCGTTCGCAAGATTCTCTACAAAATAATGTCCTGTTTCATGGAAGACTGTTGTCACATCCGAACCTTCAAACAGGCTGATAATTGCTTTGCCTTCTTCGTCCCAGGTGATAGCACCTTTAGTTTTCCCTTCGGCCTGGTAGTATCCCTGCATTTCTTCTCGTCTCTTGCGAAGTGCATTTTCATCTGGTATACTATTATTAAGAAGACTGTCAAGGTCGTTACCTCTGCTGGCGGAATCGCTGCCTGGAGACTGTAACCACTTGGCAGTCTTTTCTTTATTTATATATGACACTCTACCTTTTTTTAGATTGTGCTCTATAAACCAATCATAATCTGTGCCATTTTCTCCACCTTTCCCATAAGCACTGCTGACAGCATTCACCTGATAACGATTGCGTTCAACATCAAGTTCTAAAGGAACAATAATAGCAGACCCTTGTGCATCCTTTAAGTCTAATACAACAACCTTACGCCCAGCATACGAATCTAAAACCATCATCGGGTCAGCCATAGCACGTGGAACTTGTTTTAGCAGCTCCGGCGTCATGCCATCGGAATGGCCGTCAAAAATATGTTTGATCTTGCTTCCGTCGATAGTTACAGGCAAAATTTTACCGCCTGCAAGACCCAATGCAAGCGGTGTCGTCATAACATTATAAGTTTTAGTATCGTTTATTTTCCCTGCAGTATATTCATCTACGATGCCAGCAAAGTTTCTTTCATCCTCAATCAATTTTTCGTTAGCGCTTTTAGTTTGCATATATCGGCCCTTAGGAGTACTGACAACACGCTTTATTTCTACTGGATGATCTCTGAAATACTGCGCTGGATTTTCAGGATTAACAATCATAGCCTGACTGACCAAAAATTCGCGCAACGCTCCTCGTTCTTCCTGGTTCATTTTTGCATTTGTAGAGTTTTCCACAATTTTATCAACTTCTATATCCAGCTCTTCTCTGGCATTTTCTGAAATTTGATATGCTTTACGTAGATCCTTTTTTAATTTTCTATCGTTAACACTATAGTCACCATCTCCAAAAGAAATATGATCCTGCATAGTTTTATAAAAATCGCCATACTTACAAGCGGCAGCCGTAAAATCTCCTATAGGCACTTCTACGTCCAACCCATCAGTGGCGGCAGCATTTACTTCATCTTCTGTAATATTCAAAGCTTGAGTGATCTTTTCCGCTCCCTGCTCCTGCATATATTGCTGAAGCTTTTGCCCATCTATTGATATAAAATCAGAAGGTCGATTCGTATTAATAACACCCGCTGCATATTCCGGATTAACTCCACTTTTTTTAACATTTTCGATATTATTTTCTAATTGAGTTAGTTTTTCTTTGTGTATTTCAGCATCAACATTTTCACCAATACTGTCAATCGCTATTTTAGCACCACTAGCTCCAACGCCTAATAAGGCACCGATCAACCCACTATAACCTGCGTTTTTAATATTTTCTTGCCAGTTTTTGTCCCATTCTGTAGCAATTTGCTTAGCATCAGCATTTGGATTTTGGGCATAGATATTCGTCAGCTGCTCAGGGAATTCTTGAATGAATTCTGTCCCACCTTCTGTTATTGCACTTTCTAAGGACCGAACAAGTCTCTTCTTTAACGGACTTCCTGCTGGCAGACTCGCCAAAACCTTACCAAGCGCCAGCTGCTCCAGCGGTGCCTGTATAATAGCGTTATAACGACTTGCTTTAGCAGCGGTTTCTACATCAACGCCCTGCGCTCTCAAGTCCGAATATTGGTTGCCGGCAATAGACATACCCATAAAAATGCCGCCACCTATACCGCCAGTTAATCCTGTTACTGCAATTTGCGGAACAAATTGACCTGCACCCTCTAAAAAATCAAGCCCAAACTGCCCCAGCTTGCTACTGCTACGCACATCAGTCCTTTGTAAAATCTCACTGTTTGCCAAACTGTTGAATTGTTCTGCAATTTTCGGAGCATAGCCGCCATACGGTATATAATTGGGATCTTGCCTTTTATGTATTGCAATATTTTCTTCTACCATTGCGCCTGCATTTGCCAATAACCCTTTTATCCCGGATTTTGCACCATTAAGAAGTGCTGTAGTAATTTTAGATTCCACATCATAACCGGTTTGCTTATCAATAAAACCAAGTGTAGACAAAGGGTCCACTCCGCTGTCAGTGCCATAATAGGCATTTTGAATAGAATAATTAGTGCTGGCTTTTAATGCGTTATTAAAGATGTTATCTAATTCCTGTTTTCTTGCTGCGTCCATAATACCACTCCTAATTTATTTATTGGTTCATCCAGCTATAATATATAATTTCGCGGCATTCATTTGCTCTACGCGTCCATCTGTATATCTTACAATAAACAAATCTTCTGTCAGACTGCCATCAGTATTTCTAGCCCTTTCTACAAAACGTATCCCAACCAGCGCTAAACGCGCATCACTAATATTTACTTCTTCTTCGCTATTCAGATATGAGCCCCTTACTGTCATTGTTCCAAAATGATTTTTTTTAAGAGAATTTCTACACGCTTCAACAACTTCATGATACATAGGTTCGCGCTTGTTTTCTAAAATAAATTTGCTGATAAATACTTTTCCGTAGGCTTGTGCTTCTCGCCATGCCTGAGCTTTCGCACCGTTTTTATCTTTAATATCGCCAACAACATCTTGCTGCAGATCGCTCCAGTTATAACTAAACCGTCCTTCGGAGTTTTCAAATTGATCCCATGTCTCTTTAGCTTTATACAACTGCTCAGGTTTGGCGCCATGATTTGCTAAAAATCCTGTATACTCTTCAAGAGAAGTGAACATTCCACCGCCAAGCATATCTTGTGCAACATCTAACTGTGTAGAACTTAGACCTTTTATTTTACCATCAGAATCATAAAAATAATCAGCAGCTGATAACATTTTCTTGCCAGCTTCAACATTTGCACCGGCAACTGCTTTGATTTGGTCTACTACTGATTGATATGGAACACCCTGCTTATAAAGGTTATAAATATTTTCAATTGTTTGAGCATAAAAAGCATTTTGCTGTTCTTTCTGACGGTTCTCTTGATCCTTTACCATGTTTTTATACATTTTAAAAACAGTTTCTTTATCGCCATAATCTATCAACCTTCTACCGCCACCACTGCCTTTGTAGTCAGTAAAATCTAAATCTAAATGTCCTGCCGTAGAATTTGTAGACGGCTCACTATATTCATCAAGTACGAGAATCCCTTTACTTTCAGCATACTGTATAAATTTAGCTCGATTTTCGGGATTCTCCAACCAATCACTTGCAACATCTACTTTCCAGCCGCCACCATGGCTACGCTCACCTTCAGCGTGCAAATTTCCGCTGTCAGTACCACTGGTAACCAATAAAGGTTCACCAGTCATCTTTTGGTAATATTGCCCCAAATCAGCAAGGCCACTACGAGTTACATACTGTGTTCCCTCTAACGAAGCGCCCTCTTTCTTGACCCACGTAATACCATTCCCTGGTTGCTGTTCGTCAATAGAGGTATTACCCATATTATCAATAAAAGCCCTGGCACCTTCTTCATCATTACCAAACTGCTGGAAAATCTGCCGCGCAAAACTATCTATGGTTTCAACCTTTTCTTTTTGAAATATTGTATTGTTAAAGCCATTACGCTGCTCAGGAGTTAAATCATCGTAAAAATATCCTAACAGTTCGTCCGCTTTGGCGTAATTCTGATTAACTATCGCCGCAGTGATCAAGGTGCTTCCATATTTGCCCAGCGCCTGACTTGTTTTATTTTTTATAAATGCTTCTCCATATCCTTGATATCTGGCAGAAGTTAAAAGTCTGATTGATGCCTCATTGCCCACAACAATATCATTATTATCATAATTTTTCTGCCCGAATTCGATCTGATCATTTATGTTGTTTTCATAACTGACATCTTTAACTTTTTCTCCTTGTTGATGTTGATGCTGCCCAACAAGTGCCCAGCCTTGATTTGCTGACCTATTAGCCATCTCTTCAAATGCAGATCTATACTGGCTTGTAACAAACTTAGTCTGTCCTAAAATTTCACTTCTGATTTTTCGTTCTTCTTCCAAATACCTATCCTGCGCACCGACAGCACCTTCAAGGCGTGTATTCATAAGGCCTGTTTCATTGTTATAAAGGATGTTATATCTTGCTTTATTATATTTATCAACAGCTTCCAATAAACTACGCTTATCATCATCTTCTATCATTTTCATTGTTACTTCATTCACCGCACCCAATCCTCTACCAATAGCCTCGTATCCAGCGCCATTGCCACCGTAACTGTTTAAATCGCCTGGGCGCTGTACTTGTCCCTGTATTGTATTAGGATTGACCTGTGAAGGATATTGACTGAATTTCATAGGTTTAGACCTCCTTTTTAGGTATAGAAAAAGCGCTTTAACAAATTGTTAAGCGCTTAAAGGTATGTTATAATGTTGTCCGAGATAGTCAGTGTGTTGGCTTCCCTTACGGGGGGTGATAGCTATTGTCAACTTATGAAGCGTTGTCTTTGATGATTGCTTTTAGTACATTAATAGCTATTGTCATTTTAGGCTGTAAATAGCCATGAAATAAGCCGCTAACACCAGTGGCGCGCGGCTTCCTTTCACGTTTTACGATTATGAGGGAGAGCCAGCGTGCGACCACTGACTATCTCTTTTCGTTTATTATATAATACATTTCGTACCAATGCAAGTTTAGAAGTAAGGATATTTTGATTTACCAAGTGGCGCGATGCCCGAATATGGACTTGTGTAATTATTTTGATAAGGCGACTGATAAACAAAGCCTCCGTTGGATGAACCGCCTGTTTTCCCGCTGCCGCCGTAATTTTTATATGCGCCAAAAATACCAGCAGCAGTACCCAAGATAGTGCCTATATTCTGCTGCTTGGCCTGTTGTTTCACGTTATAAGCAGAAGCTCTTGCAGCGTTAGCCTGGTTCTTGTAATTCACTACGCCAAGATAGTTACTCCATTGGTCGTTGCGCTGATTACTCAAAAGCTGGTTACTGTCTTTTCTATAAGCCCTAAAGCTGGAATCACTAAGGTCAAGAGCTGTCCCCATATCGCCACTGATGCCTGCTGCGCCAAATGCGGCAGCCTGCTGACCTGCTACAAGGCGACGACGATCATTGAGCTTTTGCTGCTCATAAGCGTACTGCTCCGCTATCTGCTCCCCCTTCTTTGCCTGTATATCAGCGTTTTGTTCTGCAGCCTGTGCCTGCGCATCGTAATAAGCCTGCTGCGCTTTAGCCTGTTGGTTCGTCGCAGCTATTTGCGATACTCCCTGCAAAGCAGTCAATCCCATCATCATACCTACAGATAAACACATTTATATACCCCCCTCCTCAATCACGAACGGAAGAAACTCTTTTCCGTTCTTTTTTATTTTTATAGGAGCTAAGAACATTGCTCCCAGCCTATCAAGCCACCGTATAGAAGCAGAATTGCCGCTGTAAACATAATTATAAAGCCGTCCATATTCTTTTACCCATTTTGAAATTAAAAGCCTGGCAACGCAAATAAGCAGCTCTTTTTTGAAACTGCTTATCCTTTTTGTCGCCAACATCCAAATCTCTTTACCCTGAACGCCTGGAATTTCAGTTAATCCTACAATACAAAGAATGTTATCTTCCATATCTTTATAAATGTAACAATGATCTGCATTTTCAATACTACCGGCAACAAGCATTATTTCGTCTTCCTCATATGCTTCCAGCTCCTGCCTATCACTATCTCTCAAATCTTTCAGCAGCGCTACAGCAATTCCAATAGCGTTATCAACGTCAGCCAATTCGACCTTATACTTTTTAGCCACCAAAAGTCACCTTCCTCGTTACGCTGAGCAAATTAAACGGATAAGGTTCAGTACTTGTAATACAAAGTCTTCCATCACGATCAAACCCACCTGCCGGTGGAGTTGCCGTTTTATCTCCACTATACAATTTCATATTCTCAGTAACGCTAAATTCATCATAAGCAATAGCATCCTGATTTCCAAATTCAGTACCAACTTCACCGCCGAGAGTATTTTCAATGCGTAAAATCGCCTCTGACACCTGCTTAAACCTGCCCTGCATAGTTCCGTCCTGTAATTGAATTTCAACATTAGGAAGCTCAATATTCATAATATACGGTAGACCTGCAACCGCACGTTTAATTTGTATAGGTAATTCAACAGTACCGTCATCAAGCACTTTATAATTTCTCAATACACGCCCATCACCTAAAACAGTAATATTATTGCCAGCAAGGTGACCAAGCCCTGTTACAATATTAGTCGCCTCATCCATATCATACTTTTTAGCACAATCTAGCATTACATAATCATTCGGAGCATCACCGTCATAGTTATTGTCAAACCGCTCAATATAACGGACAGTTTCTCCATTTACCACACGTTTAACAACAACATATACACTATCCTCATCACCTTCAGGAATATTCACTACAGCTTCAAATTCACCGTCAGTAATAATTCTTGACCATGCATATACTTCCTGTTCTCTTATGTAAGACAGACACGCTATCGTACCATCACTGCGCACAAAGTAAATTATGCTGTCCGGCTCCTGCTTATAAGCAGAATCAGTAATCGAAAGTCCCTTTATAATTTGTCCCGCCAGTATCGTCAATTCCATACCGCCATAGCTGTCGGTTTCAAAACTGTAGCCCATATCCCGCACTGTCGAACCACGTCCCTGTACGAATACAATTCTATTGCCAATTGTAAGCGGCTCACAATTGCTGCAGCCCCTGGTAGTTTGCATCTTCGGTGTGATATTCGTCGGTGTCACGACCTCGCTCCCTGAAACGATCCATTCATTGCCCTGCGTTAAAACAAGCAAATCCACAGACGGAATTAAATGTAAAATATCAAATTGTTTCCTGCTGATAAACGAAGCGGCAATAGCACTATCATCTGTTACTGTACCACTGACCTTTTCTACGCCAAAATTAGGATAATCACCGCTTCTAGACATCCAAACCATATACGGTCTTTTATTATTTCCACCAAAGCAAAGTCTGTCTTGAAAAAAACATACCGTTTTTGGATAACCGAAATTGCTATTCCAAGCCCCAAAAGCATAAGTAGTAGTACTTTCTGTAGAACCAAACGGTTCGTTTACCATAGCTTTAATATTATATTCGTCGATATAACTAACTATTTTAGCTGTGCCGTCTTTAGTATACGGCAGTGCAGTAAGCGTAACAGTCAGATCACCGCTTGTTATAGAAGCTTCTATTCTCAAATAAGTTGTATCTGTTACTGTACCGCTTTCAGTAGCATTAAAATTATTTGTAGCAGAATATTTACGATATTCTTTCCACGTTGTACCATCCTCACTTTTTTGCACTTGAAAACTTCCAGTCCACGTTCCACCGGAAATAACCTTCCAGCTTTCTCCAACGACAACCGCTCCAGTCGTTCCTGTAGCATTGTCTTTCAAATTTAATTCTACCGAGGACGATTCTACCTCATGTGTCAGCCTAATATTACCATCAATCAATCCCTCGTTAAAAATAGGCCTATTGCTTGTAATGGTCACAGTGCCTGTTGTACTGGACGGTGTAACCTTCGGATTATCCTGAAACGCTATAGTAACCCAGCCATTTGCCCCATCTGTCCCTGAAAGATTGTTATCATCATAAGCAACGCCTTTCTTACCGCCAATGCCACCATTGCCATAATTGATTCCATCACTTCCGTTTTTTGCTCCATGCTCTTCTGAATAAGCCGCAGTAGCTCCTCCACCGCCTTGCGCTACCCAGCCAAAAGCACTACTGCTTCCACCGTTGCCGCCAGCATTACCATAACCGGCTCCATAATGTACGGCTCCGCCTTTTCCTCCGGCTCCTACGGTTACAGGAAAACTATCACCTTCGGTCAAATCCATATCAAAACTGTAAAATCCACCACGGCCGCCAGTCCCGCCAGAGCTTTGTTTATCACTTGCTTTCCTTGCCACACCGCTGCCACCGCCACCAGCACCTGCAACTTCTATTGTGTAGCGGCCATCTTTTGGCACTGTATACGTATAATCACCAGGAGACGTATAAACAGCGCTCTCAACTAAATCCATCATAACCTCATCTTCAAAATAAGCATGAGTAATTTCAAAATCGCCAAACTTCCAGTCCGTTTCGCTGTATCTTGCTAATTGTTTCACCGGATAACTACCGCTCGTAATGTATATAACATCCGCAGACTGAGCAAATCTTAATTTTTCCAAATCAGATTCTGTAAAAGGAGTTACTATCTCTATACCAAGATATTCCCCGTTTCTATGTATTCTGATGTACTGATCCCCTATTTCAAGCAAATAATTAATATCGTCAGTAAAATTAAACCCCGCCAGAATACATCTCTTATCAGCATATTTTGTAGCAATACAGTAAACAGTTCCGCTGCGACGATACACGGGCCCATAAGGGCGAATATAACAATTCTCAGCAGTCAAAAGCGCATACTGATATTTATCCAGATCAACGCGGTTAGCTACCGCATTAGATATCTCTCCTGCAGTAAATGCCGGCTGCAGTACATAAAAAGGATTTGGTCCACTTCCTCTAGCCATAAGTTCACATCCTCGCAGTAAAGTATTTATCAGGGTAGTCCAACTTATCCTGACGTTCAGCGGCCGTAGTATATTTTGCCCTGCTAAGAGCTGCCTGTGCCAGTTGATATTGTGTCTGCTGGATAGTCCCATTGCCATTTAACTGTAAGCAAATATTAAAAGCTAACATCCTCGCCAACGCCTCAACAAAATCAGAACTGAAAAGCTCTGCATCCTCTGCGTCATATGTGTACTCCAAATATGCTTGGTACACATCACATCCTATAGCCTGCGTATTATCACTAATCAAAAACAAATCATACTTATCTTTATCCAAGCTGTTTACAGTCTCTTTCTCATTAAAAATACGTCTTGCACACACACATTTTTCTGGATATGCATATACATACTTCCAATCAGGATTTGAAGCATCCAGTTCTGCAAGCCTAATAATCCTCTTGGCAAAGCCCCAGCTATATTCACGCAATAGACCTTTTCGGCTATGGTCATAAAACAGCTTGCACTGCCTTGCAAGTTCGTTATTCTCATCAATAGAAGAAATGCGGCCTTTAGCTAAATAAGCCAAGGCCATATTGCAAATATCTGTATTATTCATCACGGAAACACCTCCATGTTATTTTCCTCTTTATTAAAATAGGGACGCCTTAAAGACGTCCCTAAGTGCTTGTACATAGCCGTCACATGACTACATAGGTGTTATTTAATATTTTCTCTAATAAGCCTAATCAAATCTTGTCTACTGGCATTTGCCGGATATTTAACATCGGCATTATAGAGCTTAGCTCTTAATTCATTGGCCGACATATCTTCAAGCTTTCTACCCGGCATTACAGTATTACCATTACTATCTAAAATCATTTAAAATCCACATCTACAGCGAGCGCCGCAACAATTTTATCGGCAGTTGCATTAGTTGGAGTGCTGGAATCACTAGCTTTGATGCGCAGGTATTCTTTTACTCCCAAAGGCACCTTAGCTCGTACAGGAGCATTGTCGTCCAGAGTAAAGCTTCCCAGCGCTACAGCCTCGCTGAACGCTTCATCATCAGCAGTTTCCAAGGTTAAAACAACACTGCCGCTTTCAAGCTTCGGTCCTACATAAAGCCACATTGGATTTATGCTGTCTCCGCCGCCCATAGCGATAATATCGCCAAGAACACCGTCAACTAATTCTGCAGCAGGTTTCTCAAAGAAAATATTTTCCTTATCTAATCTCATTATTTTTCACTCCTCACGCTTCAATTTTAGCTTCGTCTTCACGAATGCAGTCAAGTTTACGTACACGCATACCATCTACATTTAATACTTTAATGCCATTGGCCAGCGTTTCCATTTCAACATGAACGTTATTTTTATCGATCAAGCACAGTTTGAACAGAGTATACATGCTGCGAGAACAGTACATCATAACACTGTCAGGATTTCTCAACCGGTCATGAACGCGAATAACATTCTCAATAATCTTCTGCTTTTGAGCAGAAGTTGCAGATGCAAACTGTGCTGCATCAATATTGCGAATAGCTCCTACAGCTCTATAATCACGAATAGTCAGGCCTACATTCCAAGTCCATTTCGTAATCATAGCTTCAAATTCAGTTCCGTCATCCGCTATTGTAGTTTGTTGTCCAAGATCTTCTTTCTTCAAACCAGCACTACCATTTTTAGGGAACACGCCTGAGCATGTACGTTCTCCCCAATTTACAAAATAAATAGATGTATTTTTGGTACCGCCGCCAGCATTAAGAGTAGTATAGCCTTCAGCCGTCGGATCATCACCAGGGCCAAAATAACGATGTCTGATATCGAACCCGTTAAATTCATCCGGAACCTCGCTAAGTCCGCCATAAATAACATCTTTAGCAATACGATCACCAAAGCCGGCTACAAATGCTAGATCCTCGCTATAACGGAAAGCTGCAGGATCATTCTGCAAACGCAAAAGCTCTACATCCATCTTATTACGATTTTCGTATAAAGTAGTCGTATCATTAATCTGTTTTACTCCGCTCTTTTTATAAGGAACACCAGTATTGATACGACGGATAGAAGGTTCAGGAACTTTTGTACGTTGAGTAGTCACGATCCCAGTAGGAAGATTGCCCTCCATAAAAGTCATTTCTTCTAAAATTGGATTAGATTGAGACAATACCTCAATAATATCATCTACATTTCCGGAAGGGTCAAGTCTTCCCCTCCAATCAGCTAAGGTATATGCCAATTGATTTAAAACTGCCATTATTCATTCATCCTCTCTTATTTTAATTTACTAAAATCTGTTTTGTCATAGAATTTTTCAAGGCTGCTTCCCTGTGCGGCAGGAGCGCCAGCGCCTTTACCCGGGTCACTCTCCAAAAACTTTCCGAGCATAGAAAAAGCGCGGATAACTTCAATTCTGTTACCTGCGCCTGTTTCGTTTAACGCCTGCCTGATACCAGGAACCGCTTTCTCTACATGTTCCACCGCAAGACCGCAAAGACTAATGATACTGTCAAACTCTGTCCCAAGTTCTTTCTTTGCAGTCTCACCCCAATTTTGAACTTCTGTATTTCGCTGCTCTATAACAGCATTCATAGCAGCTTCTGCGATGCCTTTACCCCATTCGCCGCCATACTTAACAATAGCGTTAGCCTGCTCATTGTTAAGCCCCATATCCTTAATGACCTCTACGAACTTATCGCTCTCTTCCTGGCTGAACTCAAAGTCATCCATAGCGGAAATAGTTTCTTTAAAGTCATAAGCAATTGGTTCAGCTTCTTCCTGTGGTTGAGTTTCTGCTTTACCACCAAGAAGGGTATCAGCAGACTGTGTCTCCTGTTGAACCTCTTTCTGCTGTTCAACTACTTCAGTGCCCTGCGTGTTATCGTTGGCACTCGTGTTAGTTACATCTTCCATTAGTCATCGTCTCCTTCCAATTGTTCGGCAGCAATTTCCTGCGCTTTGATTTGAGTTTTTATATATTCAAGCTCAGCCTTTTGTTTGAGCTCTACTCCAGAAATACCAAGACTCTTAATATCATCGAGAATTAATAAACCGACTTTTCTCATACCCTCGTTATAAAAGGTCTGTGAATTGCCGGTAAAACTATCTATATTGATTTTTGTTTTATCAAGCAATCGCATTAAAAACCAGCGTCCGCTTTCGCTATTTAAGATAGTTGATAGTGCATCCTGATCGCGTTTGCGAAGCTCTCTTTGAAAGAACGCCTGCAATTTAGCTTGCCGGCTATCCGCATCTGTAATACTCTTATACCTCACCTGCGCCGCCTCCCATGCCTAACCAAGCTGCCATAGCTGGGTTACCATCATTTGCAGCCTCAGTCATGTTCTTTGCCGCCTGTGCTGCCGGTGCTGCTGCCTGCATAAGAGCCATTGCTTCCTGCGTCTGTTGCTGCTCTTGTAATGCCTGCTGTTCTTGCTCAATAAGCTTCTTAACATCATCGTCGCTACGTTGCATAGCAGCGGGAGCACCAAGCATTTCAAAGTATTTGGACAGTGTTCCTATAGGATCAACCTTCTTGAGCACTTCCGGCCAAGCCTGCGCCATCTGCAGCGTAGTAGCAAGAGCCTGTTCGATATTAACAAGTCCACTCATTTTCTGCGCTTGCGCCAACGGGGAAATATACTCAATTTTAATATCCTCATCGCTTATACGTTCCTGGATCTCAGGTGGTATCGGCGGGAATGCTCCAGACCTTTCGAGGATGTTGTATATCCTAACAATAATCGGCGTTAGGAACTCATCCTGTAACCGTTCGACTACAGGCCCTAGCTGCTGCAACTGCTCCTGTGTGCGTTCCATGACCTCGCGTGCCGTCATTTGCCCGTTATCAACACTATCAAGCATCAAAAATAAATCTGCACTATAGTGCCTTTTGATTGCGTCCTCCGTGCGAATGATCTCCTGAGAAGCATGGTCAATATCTAAATTGACCTGGAACAGCGGTTGAACGAACTGCTGCGACTGGTCATCCACAGCTGTCATCCCGCCAGGAATAAGATTAATACCACCGTTGTTCAGCAGCGAAGCCGGTCCTTTCATTGGAGGTTTAACCCCAATCTCAATAGCTGTAAGCAAATCTTTTTTCATAGTCTGAAGTGCTTTACTATCGCCTTCAGCGAACCAACCTGGCCCTTTAGCGTACGGTTCAAGCCCGTTTACAAGATACCTTGCAACTGGTATGGCCCATTCTTCAAACCCCCCAACGTATAAGAATTCATTATCCTGCGATTTATCAAGCCAATACACAGACCTATAAGGCATATTCAACCTATCCATATATCCTGGCAGGCGTTTGTCATTTGGTTCAACAAGCCAATTGACAGTATGCTTTTTATCAAGTCCAGTACCATTAGTCGCTTGCTGCTGCAAATGTTGAGGCAGGCTTTCCTGTCCAAAACAATCAACTATCTGTGCTAATGACATTTCATATTTTCGAGCGAATGTCTGCACCTTGCCAAAGCCGTCTACACCAAGAGCATAAGTCCCAATAGTCATAGGTACACATCTAATACCCGTACTCGGGTCATAAAAAATTGCCATTGGGCATTGTCCAAATGGCAACTCAAGATACACCGAATGTATGCTATTGTAAAAATTACTCTTTGAAAGCACCGCAGATACTATTTCTTGCCTGATATCCAACACTCTCGTGGCTTCAATATCACCACTCATCGCACTATTGCTAAACCCTAATTTGAACCACTGACGACTAGGAGGGGTTAAACCGCTCATTACTCCTGCAGCAAATACTTGTGCGGCCAACCATGCAACGCCCTGAGCAATTTCCAGATCACGTCTGCGGGCAGGATTAGTTTTATCTGCCGTATTATCGAATTCGCCTATAAACGGCAACTGATAATCTCTAATCGCTTTCCAACGAATTTCATAATCAAGTCTTTTTTCATAAAGATCTCTCATCTTTCTAATCAGTTTTCTTTTCTCTGGCCAGTGGCTTTTTAAAGACGGCCCATCTGCTGGGTGTGTTTCTGCCGGCGCTCGTGCTGCTATAGTTTCAATTTCTTTTTGCTTTAATTTAGCTTTAGCCATTTCAATACCCCTAACCTAAAGTCTTTCTGCCAGTAGCGTTGCCTGCAATAGTATTGCGATCAGACGACACTTGCGTAGAAGCAAAACCACGCCTTTTATTTTTCTTTGCCGGATCTGTTTCTGTTCCAGTCTCCGTACTGGTCACTGTCGTAGGAGCCGGAGGCGTTTCAACAACCTCAGGCATTCTAATACTCCCACCACCAAATACTTTCTTGAAAATTCCCATTGCTATCACTCCTTAAAATATCGAATATTCTGTATTACACATCATCTTCCGGCCATACCCAGGATCACCCGGTTTTAACCTTGGATAAACAGGCCTTGCAAAAGTCAGAGCAAGACCATCTGCAAGATCGGGGCTTTTACCAATCTTTTCCTTAATTTCTTCTTTAGGCTGTAAGATGATTTTGCCACGTTTACTAAACTTGTACTCTACGATACTAAGTTCGCTTTTTAATTCCGGCATATCAGGTATAGCGCCGCCAGACTTGAGCCATTCAAGCATCTTAAAATACATCTCAGCACGTATATTTTCAAAACGCTGTTCATGCAGTGCATTGCCCTGAAAGTAGACTTCACTGATATTGTTGTACCCCAACTGCCTAATGCGATCTATAACTCCAGCACCCATGACTCCGGCGTCAATAAAAGTCATATCGGCCTTATATCTTATTATCGCATCAATAACTCTTGCCGCCATATCCATAGTGTCCAGACCTTTGTAAACTAAAGGTTCATCTACCCATAGTCCCTGTCTCTTAAAAATAGTAGATCTGTCATCACCATATCTGGCTATATCAACGCCAAGAATAACTGGAGCTCCCTGCACGTCTTTTTCTTGAAGCAATCTGTGTGCTGCCTCTGTAACTAAATCAATAGGGATGACGACATTACTAGCCGATGCAGTAAAATCACAATAAAGTTCCTGACGTATTTCTATATCCGTCATATCTTCCATCATCGACTTAAGCTCTGCTTCATCCAACACACCGCTTTCATCAGCTCTATAAAGGCAGGTAAACCAGTCTTCGCTGCGTTGCGCTCTTTGGTATATCTCATAGAACTGATTCTGCCCTTTAGGTGTTCCGATAAAATAAGCGAAGCCCTTGCGGTCAGCTAACGCCGGCCGTATTACTTCGCCCCATAGTTCAGGCTTTATTTGAGCATATTCGTCAAGCACAACACCGTCCCAGTAAGTACCGCGCAACGCATCAGGCTTATCCGCACCTATAATATATATCCTTGCCCCAACAGCATTTTTATGCTTTGATGGCAGTTCTATAAACAGATCGCTTTCATTTACCTTTCTGCCAGGAATCGCGCTTGTGTAATACTTCAAATAGTTCCATGCAATCATCTTAGCCTGATTCCTAAACGGCGCTACATATGCGAACTGAGGGCTTATAAGCGTATTTTTGATAGCACTCTTAGTCAGCTCATTTATCATTCCTACAGTCTTACCATAACGTCTGTGAGCTACTATAACGGCGAAGCGATATTTATCAAGTGCAGGATGAATTATGTCTTTCCAAAGAGGCCTTGGCTTGTATGGTATAGTTATTACTTTCAACCATCATCACCAGCCCAACGAAAAGTAATTGGTTCACCATCTTTACCGCTAACCTCGCGCTTCTCTACAAATGCTGCTATCGATTTACCATATAGCTCAGATGCTTTAAGCCTATCATTCATACGCTCTTCTTCGTCTTCCATAACATCTAACCAGAAGTCTTTTAGTCTGCGAAGTTCATCTGCAACCTCTTCTTCTTGGATTCCACGAAGTTCGTTCATCCTGTCGCAAATGTTATCATTTGTCAACAGTCTTGCTGCCTGTTGCCTGGCGCTTCTCTCTGAATATCCTGCTTCTATGGCTGCCTGCTCCTGTGTTTTACCACCTGCAGCCATAAGCTGACAAAATTTCTCCTGTCTTGGATCTTTTAATGCAGCCATCTGTTATCACCACCTTTGCAAATAAAAAAGCACCTAACCGAAGTTAAGTGCTGTGTATTAAGTTATTAGAGAGTCATTGTTCCTAACTTGTCTCTTAAAATGTCATTAATTAGATTGCTCTTTGATACGATTTTTTCTAATTCAGAAGCAAGATCGTCTAACCTTCCCTCTAGGCTGTTTGAAGCAAGATGTTCTTCCTTACAGACAACACTACCACTATTAGGATCACTAAATATAAACATCTGCGTATTCTCAATACTTAAATTTAATGTCCTAGTAAGACGTTCAATGGTTTCTATTTGTTTTTCTAACGAGCCTTTTTCTTTATCACAAGTTGGAGTTGCCATACAGATATCGTTCATCATCACACCTCTTATTCTATATGCTAAATTCTGATATATATTACCGTGTTTTATCGGCTTTTTAAGGCTAAATTATTTATGTAGATTAAATATGCCGCTGTATCACCCCAACGGCAGGGTCGAGCAGTTGCCGGATTACCCAAACAACACACGCACCTTTAAGCGTGGATAGGTGTTCCCCATCTATGCCGTACCCGTGGTCTGAGCTACACGGGCTTTGTTGTAAGCCCACTTACTTACAATACTATTTTAACTCATCAAAACAGGTAATATGTCGGAAACTTTTTTATTTTATCAAACCTTTTTTCAATGCCAAACCAACAGCATCTCGGAGAAACTCCTTACGAAATTCATAACAGGTATCTCTATTTACGCCGGTTAATTCTGCAATTATTTTCATCGGCTTCCTTTTTTCATATTTTTGATACATAACTTTACCAGTAAGCTGATTCTCATGTATCTTATAGGTTTCTGCGACAACTTCAAGCCATAGCTCCGGGTTCATTATTATCGACTGATATGGTCCATATCCAAACGATATCATACGTACTGGCTCAATGTTTTTTAATGCTGCTGTTTCTGTTGGATTACTAATAAAAGCATGACCCCCACCGCCCGTATGCCCTTTCCTTGCAGTACGTTGCTCTTTTTCTTCATCAACAACTTTTTGTATTTGCTTACGATCCCAAAAGTACCGCTCTACATGCTTAATATACTGTTCTATTAGCATATCAGTCTCCTTCTAGCTTTTCTTTTTTAATCGCCTAAATAATGCTCCAAAAGGATTTATGCTGTCTTCTACGAGTTGGTTCAAAATAGCCTCCTTAAACTCTTCGTGTTTATGTTCTTGTTCGCCCTCAACAACCCAATATTCTTGCACCCATTCTCTCGTACCGTCTGCACTTTCAAGCAAATATAAGATACCTTTAGAATCTAGTTTGACACCAAGTACTTTACATTCTCCCTTAGGCACATGCACATTATCCCCTATATTAAACTTGCTCTCTATTGTTAATAACATTTGTATCGCTCTTCTTATCTGATAGATTTATTGTAAAAATACTAAACCTTCTTAAAACTAATATAAACAAAAACGTTAATATCCAATGTTCATATACAAATTCAAATATCCATTTTATTAGATCAGGATAATTCATGTCTTCACTCCTTAATCATCACATATAGCTTGACCGCAGTATTTGCAGTAGTGAGCATCATCATCTACCTCACGTCCGCATACAGGACATGCCCAGCCTTTAGGTATTTGTTGTGGGAAAGGACAGTTTGGTATAAAATGCTCTTCGACTACCAAATTTACTTCTTGTGGTAGTTGCTTTTGAGCAGCTGTCAATAAAGTTATATAAGCCTCTCTTTTCTTATTCACAGGCATTTTCCAAACGATTGGTTTTAATAAAGCTATTGCTCTTTCTATCTTTAGTATGTTCATTCGGTTTCACCGTCCATAATAGCCCCGCAATTCCAGCAATATTTCTGCTCTTCCTCGGGTATAAAGTCAAAGTGGCTATCGGTTGCAGCAGATTCACCACATACGGTACAGCAGCCATTTTTCCAACATCCTTGCTCACGTTCCTCTACTGCAGGAAAGGTTATTACAACACCAACGACTTTCATTAAACCTGTTTTCTGTCCTAGAAAATATTCATCATTGCCTGGATATATTTCATTTCCCATTCTCTCTAAATATTCCACTAAAGCATCTTTATCTATCAATTCCATATTATTCACCGCTCCTTTAGTAGCTCAAATCATCATAGATATTGCCGATAACTTTTGCATAAGGTTTCCCACCATGGTTTAAATAATAAATGTCACCATAATATTTAACTGGTTTTTCAATTTCCGCTAAGTAGAAAGCTCCCTGTGCATAAGCTACCTGCATACATGGTGGTATCCAATCGTCCATACAGACGATATCGCCTTCAAATATCTTGTTGCCGTTCTTATCACCAAACCCAGTACACTGACCAACAGTTTCAGGGTCAACTTCATGCATAACCGCTTCTGAAAAATCACCAAACTGATAATTTGAATAACTAATAATAAACGCTTTTTCTTTTAAAGGGTCGTCCTGTTGTTGTACAAGTGCCCCATATACCCAACTTTTAGTGATACTGTCTTTACCTCTAAATAATATTTCACGCATTTTTCTTCACCTTCTTGTGTCAAAATATCCAAAAACAGCTATAAAAACTACGGTCAATATAGCCATTAATACCATTGATAAATTCGGTCCTATTTCATACATTTTTTATGCCGCCTTGTCTGTAAACACATATTTTATGATTGGTCATTTCAACCATCCTACGAGAAATTTTATTCCAAATAATATAAGTGTTATAGCCCCTGTAGTGTAAGTAATGACATATAAGCGGCTATGTCTGTCACTGCTGTCAGTCAGAAGTACCAATATATACCAAAGAGCTGACGCTATAGTCACAGTAATAGATGCTGTAACGACACAATTCATTAGTAAATAAATAACATCCATGATATTCATTGTTCTTTACACTCCTTGATCTCAATTAATGGGCAATATGTATGTCTACCGCTTTCTAAAACCTTAAAATTCTCTCGTACGCCCTCGATATCTATACAAAGAATATTAGGCACTAATGCTTTGCCATCAACTTGACAATACTGCCCACTTTCATCTATAAAAGGACACTTTAAGCAATTCTCAGGCATATCCATTTCTTTAATTGCTATCATATTTTTTTTGCTCCGTTCTGTCAGCCCAAGTAATCCTACGCGATTTAAACTTAGTTGGCATAGACATAACAGTAAGCTGAATACAGTTGCTACATTCTGGGGTTTCGCTCAACTCACTGTCCTTTCTGTTATTAATGCATAAATAACAATAGTCTAAGTATTTCATTTTTTATTCCTCCATTCTTACCCAACGTTTTTTGTCCTTAGGCATAAATTCAGAAGGTCTAGCAAAACTGTATTTCTCATTAGGCTTACAGTTACCACAAATAAAACTTCCTAGGCATTTGCACTCATGGCACCAACCTACGTACTTTATTTCAGTTTTTTTCATCTACTCCACCGCCTTTCTACATTCGTCACACAAATAGTCAAACTTTCCCAAAGTACCTTCCGGGTACTCACTATCAACGTCGATACGCCTTCCGCACTTGCAGCACTCACAAAACCACCCGTTTTCAAAGTAGACCTTTAACGGAAGATTATTGATACTGCCGTATTCGTCCGCCCACGGTAATCGGCTAACGTTGGCATCTAAAAAATCAATATCCAATTCGCTAGCCCCTTCTCGTTTTGCTTGACCTCTTGTTTTCCGTATACAATAACGGCGTATTCATCACCGTCACGCTCCTTACAGCAATACGCTTTCATCTACTCCACCGCCTTAGTCGCAGACATATTTTTTATTAACATACGCTTTGATATCTGCAGGATCAAATGCTCTGTCACATTTTGGGCAGCAGGGCAACATAGCATTATTACCCCGACCCATATTCTTTTCCATTTCTTTAAGTGCTACTCTGTATGGTTTATAGCTGTGGGCTATTTTCCAAAACCGTCTAGCACTTTCCATGTATCTACCCCATTCACGGTTTTGCCGTTTTTCAAAAATTGCGACCATGAGCATTGCTGCAAACGGATCTATAACTGCACCGCATCGGTCACAAAATATGAGATGACTTTCTTCATCTATGCAAAGTTGTGGTTTGACATAATCAACACCATATTTATTATTTTCATAACATTTGCAGGCCGAAAAAAACTTCTTTTTTGATACCATGCCTACAAGACTTCTAATTTTCTCCACTACTCCACCACCTTAAACTTCTCTAAAATCAATATCAGGGTAACGATATAGCAGCATCTTCTTTTTGATCAGATACACCTGCGTCCGCATCCCTTTCGTGTCGACGTAATATATATGCCCATTAGCTTCTGTTACCTTGAAATCAGCTCGATAAATAATCGGCCTTATCTTTTTACCTGCAACCTCATAACCAGGCTGTAAAACAAATTCAGGCTGTAATTCAATGCTTTTTACTGCACCGGTACGCTGCTGCCAAAGTAAGTCCTCATAGTATTTTGCTTCTTTCCTACTATCAAAGCGAATCCCGTCAACCTCAGTTATTGCATTACCATATTTCAGCACAGGTACAGCCCCAGGTAAATTCGCCGGCGCCGTTACGCTGTCCGAACGTATTTTACTTACAAGATGTGCTGGTAGTTCATTCCACGTCGTCATTTATTACTACCGCCGATAACATAATTTCTAGAGCTTTCTTCTCTCTCCGATACCGAGCCACTTTCCCGCCGAGCTGGCTGTTTTTTCGGCGCAGTTGTTTGAGTTCCGTTAAAGCCTGCATAAGTACTGGCTTTAATACCGGTATATATTTATCCTCTGGCTCATCCTCAATCATTGCTAACATAGCTTTTATATCTAATGGTTTCACATTTTACCACTCCAAACTTATATTAAAAGGCCGCCCCCTACGGGCTAATCACCTCCGCAGGGGTATACTTCCCTTTATGCTTGTATATAGTTAGTATGCGCGGCCGTTTTAACTTATCGCCAGATCTGCCACTCTACAGTAACCTCTGCCAACGCACAGCCGAGCTGCCATAAAAATCCAGCGGCAAAGATAAATAATAATGTGTATACTGCTTCACGCTTCATTTTCTACCTCCACAATTGCCGCGAACACAAGATATACCTGCTGCGGCACACAACCATTACCTAACGCCTTTAGTCGTTTCGCCCTGTTTTTCTGCCCAACTATTACTCTTGGCGGTTCATATGCGTATTGCTCTACATTTATTGCAGCAGGCCAGCCCTGCCAACTTTCAATATCCTCTTTTGCTACATTGATGTCAGTCCAGCCTATAGGCAATCCCATTAAAAGCTCTACCCAATCAGCGTTTAGATTACCTGGTTTTTCTTCTTTTTTTATAACAACACCATCCAGATAATTTCTATCTGCATTACGTTCAATACTCGCACAGCCATATGATCCGCTGTTTCCTTCTCTTGCTCTTGGTGTCGGCCAATTTACCGCCTGACTTAAATTAACGCTGTGCATCTTCTTAACTGCTGTATCTAATCCATCACCTGATGTAGCACTCGCACCTTTACGATTGTAATTACCACATACACTCGCGGTAGGCCACAATGAAAACCCGCTCTCGTTTGTGTGGCGCTCCAACATCGGCAGCTCCATAGCATGACCATCCAACACGATACCCCATTTCGGCCAGGTCTCGCAAAACAGTTCCGAATCCTCCCCCCCGAATCCCGGCAGCAGAGATTGAGAGTAACCCTGCCACGTTTTCAGCCACGATCCATCTTGGCTTAAGCTCGCAAATAAGCCGGGCATACTCTCCCCAAAGACCGGAGCGGGTAACGTTCCCTTCACTATCAACGAAACCAGTTCTTTTACCTGCTGTGCTAACATCTTGGCACGGGAATCCTCCGCTGATAATATCGATCTTGGGTATTCCATCAGTTTTAAGTTTTTCTGCCGTGAGTTCTCTGACATCGCTGTAGATCGGCACATTCGGGAACCTCCTTCGCAATATTGTTTGCGGATATTCTTCGATTTCACAAAAAGCCACTGTTTCTATTCCCGCCCAGCTGGTAGCAAGGTCAATCATACCTACCCCGCTAAATAGCGATAACATTTTCATTGTCCTCACTCCTGCTCGCTACTTATACTAATATCTTCCAAAAGTCTCAAATTCTTAAAGTTATTAAATATCTCCCGTGCCTTCACGGCCCGCAGATCATCTGACCACATCAAGCAGCTCGGGCAAATATGCACCTCAAAATATCGTCCTCTGTTTACGTGACTACCCGCCGTTGTATCCTTATGGCATATATCGCAATTCATGATCTCACCTCTTAGTGTTCAGCTTCTCAAAATCTTCCGGTGTAAAGTAGTACCCTCTTGCAAAATTTTTATTTATGACTTCTCGCTTAGCTTTGGCATAAGCCAAAAACGCCAAAGCATGCTTCTTCCGCAGCTGGTAAACAAACGTGTTACAGCAAGCCTTAACGTCGATAATCTCCGTCATCAACGCCAGCAGCTTATCTCCTGTCGGCACTTTTTTAAACTCTGTGTAAGCAGCTTCTACCTCAGCCAATTCTTCTTTGATTTTTGCAATCTGTTCTTCCGGTGTTGCGTCCCTGAATTTATAACATGGTGTTGTTGCTTTAATTTTCATTATTTCATCTCCTTCATTGCCGCAAAGAATGTGATTGCCGCCATATACTCATCGTAATATTGCTCGTTAGGATTATTACCTTCACGTCCGTATACACTCTCTACACGAGTTTTAAATTCTTCTAGCGTACCACCTTTGTAGTTATTCCAGCATCCACACAGGACATTGTCGTCATCTACGCAATAAGTAGTTGTTCCTCGGCGACTGCCAATTCTAACAACTTGATAATATGTTTTGTCTAGGTCTGCATCGCTGAGGTATGCATCGCTGAGGTATGCATCGCTGAGGTCTGCACTGCGGAGGTTTGCACTGCTGAGGTTTGCACTGCGGAGGTCTGCACCGCTGAGGTCTGCACCGCGGAGGTCTGCACGTTCCCCTCCTTCTTCGTTTCGCAACCATCTACCGTGACTTTCTATAATCTCCTGTAATTTTTCTGCACTTATTTTCATAGTTACCGTTCCTTTAAACTTTAGCTAAATCACCTTGACGACATGCTGACCGTTTTGGTACTACATCAGGCACTAACGGATGATATTTATAACACCGTTCACGATCAGCTACCACATAAGTAAATCCGCTTTCTTCGTCTACTCTCAAAAACGGTTGATGTCCGCTGTATGGGCAATCAACAGTGTTAATACATTCAGCACATTTTCGTTCGACGTCTGCGATAAAGCTGATATCGTTGTAATTACGCTTTATAAAGCTATCGTCGGCATCAGGAAAAATCCTCTTTGCTGCAGCTCTAACTTTATCGCTCACTGGCTGCCGTAGTTCGCCAAATGTTTTACCGGCAGCAAGATCAGCAAATAGCTTCTTCACAAACTCATTTGCCGCTTTAGAATTACGCTCAATAGCCTTCTTCTCTGCACCAATTTTATTTTGTCGTAGGATTGATAAAGTATTATTAATATCTGCCCATGTTGGCCAATATTTATTATTATCAGCGATATAATCAACAGTATCGCCCCACATCTCAATGTCTGTGTATTTATAACGCTCCAGGGTTTGCCTTTCGATAGTTTTTTTTGCATCTTCGCTTCCCCAGTTTGGCTTTAATCCCGCCGCCTGCCACACTTCATACGCTGCCGTTATCTCTCTAAGTTCCAACATACGGCATATCCCTCACTTCCTCCCAGTCCAGCCCCATAAAACAAGCCAGTCTGTATTTTCTTTTCTCTGGAGGTATCGCTGCCCAGCGCTCCTTATTTTTTGCAATCCATTCGTCTTTCTCTTGTGCTTCCCTGTCAGCAGCTTGCACTGCTTCAGACAATTTGATTTCATCCGTCCAACGTTCATCCTGCAAAAAAGTATCAGGATCAGGTATGTACCTTCCGTTCTCCTCCTGCCACTGATTAGTTTTTTTGTATCGCTCAACAGCAGCATTAATCAATGCATACTGTTCTTCAGAGTGTACACGCATATTCATCCATGCTATTCTTGCAACAGGCTTTTTCCTTTTCGACGGATATAATTCCCAAAATAATTCAAAACCTTTTTCTTTTTCGTTAACCTCTAATCTATTTTTGGTTTGCTCGCATGCGCGCGCGTTATTATTATTATCATTGTTTATCATTGTTATATTATTATCATTATTGTTAGATGTTAGCTGACTGTTAGGTTGTCTGTTAGGTGTCTGTTGACCGTCTGTTAGCTGACTGTTAGGTTGTCTGTTATCGACTTCCCTTTTTCCTTGATAAACCTGCCAGTTTACTATAGTTATCAGCCTTCCAGTCTTTGTTGATTGGTCTGTTAAAAAATTCATATTTTCAAACTTTTTTAACGCAGTCCTTACATTTTGGACTGTTAGTCCATTTCCGCAAGCTTTTACGATATTAGGCAAGCTGGTTATAAATTGTCCCGGTTGGCAAATAAATTCTTCTCCCTGCCAATACCACTTTTTTTCACTGTGATTTGCCATTAAAAGCAGAGTGATTAAAATTACCTTTTGCTCAACTGTCGTAACCTGCCAAATCGGACTATCTAACAATTTTCGATGTAAAGCAATAAACCCAGTATTCATAGCACTTTACTCCTGATGGTCATATTTTGTAGACAAATACGCTTTTACCTTTTGCCCAATTACAACGCCCTCGGCGGCATTGTGGCGCAGGTAATGACAGTCATTACAAAGCATTGCCATATCTTCAAGCCTATCCTGTCCACCTTGTGACTTTAGCGGCTCGTGGTGTGGCTTAACTCCAGGCTCAACAAAGCTATTGCAGTTTACACACAAACAATCATCACGCCGATATACTTCCTCGCAGAGTTTTTTTAGCGCTTTACCCTTAAGTCTTATCCTCTTTATTTTTGGAATCATCTTTAACGCCCCACTCCTTGATCAGCTCATCTAATTCTTCCTGCGGCCTTGTTTCTACACCAATATCTTTTGCCATAGATACCAAACAATCTATAAAACGGCTCATCTCTTTCGTGTCATAAGCACTGCTACCGTAATATACCCTTACATTGCTATAGCCTTTAATGTTCTGACATTCACCAAGCAATTCAGCTATCCAGCCAACACCATTGCTTTGCCAAATTTCAATAGTTCTGTTTACAGCGTCAGTTGGCACTGGCCATATTCTGCCGTAACCACATTCCCGGATTGCCTTCCTGTAAACATCTTCCTTGCTGTGAAAGCTCTCTTCTGACAGCTTTTCTGCTATCCTTTGGCATAATACCCAAGCGTATTTATTAGCGTCGTTAGAACGCCCTTTGCGCCATTGCTTGACCTCTACAACATACTGCTTTTCAGGATCGATTTTATTGATTTCTTCTTCCTCTGATAAAGGGACAGGTACTACTAAATTTATGTATCCCATCCCTTTTAACGTCTGTAAACCTTTAACTGTTAGCTTCATTTTGCGCCCACTTACTTTGCGTTAATCTTCATCTTCGGCATTTTCGCCATATTCTTTTTTTAATTCCTCGAAATATTGATTTTTAAATTTTTCCAGCTGGCGCTTTGCCTCGTACGTTGCCGAGTTCGCCCTGTCGATATCATATTTTTTTGTAGCCACTTCCTGCACCAATTTTCGATATTCGCTTAATGTAATTGTTACAGTGACTTCATTTTCAGCGATATAATTATCAGTACTGTCATGATAACTTTCAACTTTTTTCCCATATACTTGTTCCATTTTTAATTCCTCTTTTCAAAATTTATTTAACTGATGAATCCCTAAACCTTCCAACTTCATTTTGCTACTGCCTTTTGACAGTTCATACAAAGAGGCCTGCCAAATTTCTGCACGCTGTAATCGTGAACTCTTTGACTGATTTCAACTGTACATTCTTGACACATCAAAAATTGTGGTCCAGTATTTTCGTCAGGAAACGCAGGCTTAGTTTGGTTTATAGGTGTAGGCAGTTCTGCTTTATTTGATGTTTTAGTGGTTGATGGTTCAACAGATTGCCGTTCTTCTCGAACGCTATATTTACCATCGCAAAACCCCCTGTACACATCTGCTGCAACGCCAATATTTTTCATAGCGTTACCAAGTGCGTCAGTAAGACACATCTTAAAGGCTTCATCATTTGCTGTAAGTCCAGTTTTATATTTTTGAACAATGAAGTCGCCTCCACAACCAATGATAGGCTCGCTCCAACTATCACCGTTTTTGATAAACAAAGCTACCGTCATATACAGTAATATTTGCTTATCCTCTAATGGATATATAGTCTTATCTAAAATTTCAAATTTCCATCCAATACCACACAATCCAAACTGAGCAGTAATAGCTTCAATCTTCCATTGTGGGTTTATATCACTTTTTCCCCTTAGATTACCTGCTTGGATTGTTTTCAAAGCATCTGTAGGCGGGGTTGCTAAGTTTGTATATATATCAATCATGTCCTCCACCTCACTTTATCTGCACATTCTGATGCTCTACTACCTGTGCCCCATCAATCTTACTGCCAGCTTTGATCGCAGCCTTGATAGCCGCTTTGTCAGGTGATGTTGATGTAACAACTCTCAAAAATTCTGTCGGCAGCTTCTCCTTATCGGTAATTTCCACTGTCTCACTTTTTTTGTAGCTGACTGCGCCTTTGGGAGTCTCAAATTTTTCACCCTTTAAAGCGTAGGCTACATAACCTTTTAACCACTCCGCCTTATTTTTTAAGGTAGCTTTTCTTTCCGTCAGCCTTTTAATTTCTTCTTCAATGGCTGCTGTTTCTGCCATTTTGTTTTTGTAAACCACAAGGCAGCCTTCAATCTTTTCTACTCTATCAATCTTCAACTGATCTATATCCTCGGCAGTCAATATTTCACCTGTTTCAGTATCTACCATTCTTTCAGTATCAAGTTCTAGCAACCGCTCTAATTGTTGATTAATTTCATAAAGTTTCATATTTACACGCCCCAATCTTCAATTTTATTTTCAATCGTATTTGCACTGTTTTTAATCCATTTCAGCAAAACATTTACTTTAGCTTCGCTTCCGTCCAAATCATCTGTGTTATTCAGATTTTCCTGCATTGCATCTAATTCATATCTAATCGAATATACTAAATCATCAAAATTATCCATGCTTGCAATCCTCCAATTCTTTTGCTAAAATGAAGGTGGACGCTAAACTTCGTAAAATTTACAGTCCACCCTGAGCTATCGAAGCTGCAACTTCGGTAGCTCTTTTTCTTTTGTTTTGTCATAAACGCTCCTCCTAAACTAAATCAGATACTTCACAGTTCATTGCTGCTGCAATTTTCCTGAGCGTGGATAATGTCACATCTTTACCGTTTTCAATATCAATTAGATTTTTATACCAAACACCACTGGCTTTAGAAACTTGACTTCTTGACAAGCCTTTCTGTTCACGAATTTGTTTAATTTTGTTCATCTTGAATACTCTCCTTGCTGTGGTACAATTACTATATATGGAGGTGATATTATGAAAATGATTGCTGTAGATTCATCAAACGTTGAATGTATTGGTTATGAGAATGGAGTAATTGAAGTTCATTTTCACAACGGATATGCTTATCGCTATCCAAACTGTACCGAAGATTTGTTCAACAAGTTTCTTGCTTCCCCATCTAAAGGGCAGTTTGTCCACAATGTTTTAAAAGGACGCGGTGAAACTCGCATTCGTTAATCCCACTCATCATCAAAAGGAACTTGAATATCTGTGCTCAAAATCTCAACACTTGCGCCTGTGACTATTGCCGTAGTCATGGGCGTATGGTGTTTTCTGATGTATTCTACTAATGGTCTTGCAGCTTCTTCTAATGTTTTAGCTTCTTGCTTGATATTTTCGTTCATGTTTTTTCTCCTATCTTCGCTCATCTCAACACCCCTACTGTCACTACAGCAGCCATAATAGCTACGTATGTTCCAATAAATATTGCAGTAGTCGCTACGGTAAAATCTCTAATCATAAGCCTGCCACCTGCCCCATAGCGTAGCCTATGTCATATATCAGCCTAACTACTGTTGCTATAGCCAAAGCAGTTAAAGACCATACACAAGGCTGTTGCTTAATACTCTCTTTCATTACTACTGCTATTCCTGCTACTTTGATTAATGCTTTCATCTGCTCTGCCTCATTTCTACTATTTCAGTTTCTTTTTTCATCTGCCTAACTATCTTTTGAACAGCGTCAGCTGTTACTCCTGACACTTTCAACAGACATTCTTGCAGTTCTGCTATTTCAGCGTTAGCGTTATCTAAGGCTTTTTGTAGCTGCATTACCTCTAATCGCTCTCGATTAGAAAGTTTCGGCTTACCGTACTGATCGGCATATCTCGTAACATCTGATATACGATACCGACCACGTACTACTGTTTTAATACCTGCACTAGCAAGCCATTCTTTTACTGTCCTAGCACTAACTCCCCACGCCTCAGACAGCTCTCTTATTCCAACGTGTGGACATTCTACAATCATTTAACAGCGCTCCTTTTTGTTAAGTTTTCTTAATTTTTGTGGTAAAAAAATATTTACCAACTTGAGATTGTGGAATTTTCAATAATGAACAAGCCTTAGCAATTTGTGGTTGAGTAAAGTAATGTTTGTTATTCATTTTCAACGACAGATTCGATGTCGATACCCCAAAAGCCTCACAAAATGCAGTTCTTGTAAGAAATGTTCTAATTATTTTTTCATTAAGCTTTGAATAATCAAATTCCGGATTCATAACGTTCCTCCTTTCTTTTCTGTTTCTAAGACGATTATACTACTTAAGCTTTCTTAAGTCAACGCTAAATTTTAGTTTTCTTATTTTATCCTTTACTTTTCTTAACATCAGTGCTATTATAGTTGAAGGAAGGATGATTGCAATGAAAAAAAAACTGATTTTGCCACTAGGCTACAAGAAGCGTTAGACGTCACAGGCATAAAGCCAGTTGAACTGTCCGAAAAAACTGGATTAAGCCAACCTCTTATTAGCCAATATTTAAAAGGCAAATTTAAGGCAAAACAGAATAATCTTTACAAGATAGCCGTTGCATTAAATGTAAACGAAGGCTGGCTTATGGGATTCGATGTAGAAATGGAACGCCCCACTCCTATTTATATCGATCAGGAAGATAACTACGTATTATCTGATCAGGAAAAAATTCTTATAGATAAGTTCCGCAAAATTGAAGATAATGATAGATATATTGTTATTGGCTTTATTGATGGACTGCTAACTGCAGAAACATCAAAAAATAAAAATGCAGTTTAGGAGCGTGATACTTTGTTATCCAGAACAATCAAGCTTATCGAATGCAACATGAAAGATTTTTCGCCTGGTGAGCTAAATCAAGTGATTGGTTATGTTTTAGGAATCAAGGAGCATCACATTATTACCCAGTGTCCCCGAAGAAAGGGGACGGACAAGATAATTCTATAAGGATCTTATCTTTCCCCGAGGCTAAATGAAATAAAAAAAGACCGCTACCAAACGCCCGGTAGGCAGCCATAACAAAAATAAAATATTTACAACGGCAATGTTAGTATAATATAATCTAATTTCTTAAACAATAAATTTATTTTAATACTTAACACTTTAAAAACTTAAAATATAGGAGGTGAAAAAATGGAGTATAATTTCACTTTTAGAGAAAAAGATAAAGGATTTCAAGTAATATTATCCTATAAAGATAATCGTGGTTGTTGGAAGCAAAAATCAAAACAAGGATTTAAAACCAAAAGAGAAGCAAAAATAGCAGGCGATAAGTTACTAGAAGAAGTTAAAGCAAATGCGCCAATATATATGGACAATAGCACTGCAAGAATAACCTTTGGTGAATTTTCCGCAATGTATCTTAATGATATAAGAAGGAGCATAGCATACAACACTCTACTCGGATACCAGCACGCTATCAAAGCCTTTTCAGAACTAAAAGATATGCGTCTGGTAGACATAACGCATAGCGACATACAATCAATATTTAACTCTTTACCAGTGAAAGCAAACACCGCCAACTTGTATCTCGTAAAACTAAAAACTATTTTTAAAAGAGCGGTATCTCCATACGAACTTATAACTAAAGATCCTACGATAGGGATACATCCGTTAAAAATAAAAGGCCAAAGAAAAATAAACGCCCTTTCCAAAGAACGTTTAGAAGCTGTTCTAGCACGTTTAAAATCCAAGAACTATACTTTATATACAGCGTGTTGTATCGCCGCTTTCGCGGGGCTTAGGGTTGGCGAGATAACAGGTTTGAAATGGTCTGATATTGATTTTAACGCAGGCACATTAAAAGTAGAGCGACAAATGGTTGCTACAAATAGAAATATTATGACCCTACAAGAATTAAAAAGCAATAACTCTTATCGAACTGTACCTATACCTATGCGATTACAAACGGTTTTAATTGAATACAAGAATAAATATCCTCGTCACATCAGCGATATGGTATTTTGGAATGTGACATATCACTCTATAAAAAGAGTTTCTCTTTACACAAAAGATAACACAAGTATTCATGACTTCAGGCATACTTATGCTACAACATTACTTAGCAGTGGCTTTGATATTAAAACGGTCGCAGCATTGTTGGGAGATACAGTTGAAACAGTTTTAAAGGCATATGTACACTACACTGATGAAATGAGAGAAAATGCACAGAAGCGTCTCTCAAATTTTTTTTAG